TTCAACACCATCATAATGCCTTTCTTGAAAATATTGAATGGCATCATCCATCAAGTCTTGAAGTTGTTCTTCAGCAACATTAATTTCTAATACAGGGGCACCCAACTGTCTCAAACAGTAATCTATAAGTTCTTGTCTAGATGAAGGTTGTGCCATTATACACTTATTTTATTAAATATTTATGGTATGGGAAGACCTTCTTCTACCAATACGTTACCAGTCACCATCTTGAAAACAGTAGATGCTGAACTTACTGCATTAATATCAAAGAAGTATCTTCCTGGATTTAAAGAAGCAGTAACAGTATCAGTAAGGGAAAGAGAGAACTGACCAGCAGCAGCAGATGTTATACCGCTTGTGAAAGAGGTAATTCCACCTGATGAAGATCCAATAGAAACACTTTTTTTCAATCTACCTACAACAGTGTAACCTGTTAAATCAAAGGCAGACTTGTCTTCTTTATTAACTTGAAATGTTGATTTAAAATCAGCACCTTCATATATGGTGAGATTTACACCATACGCAGCATTAGAATCAGGGTTAAAGTTTATTGTATTGTTAGCCATTGATTACTGCTTTTAACATTGATTTGATTTCATCTATGTCACCTTTTAAATCATCAACTTTTTTCTCAAGGGAGTCAACTCTTTCTGTATTAGATTTAAGTTTCTCCCTATTTTTTATGTATGCTTGAAATTCATTTTTATTTGTATTAATGATGGCATTATTTTTGCCATCTCTGGACAAATTTTTATTGCCCTCAACAGGAATGTAACTCATGCCAGTGCAATTGCTCTAAGGTTTCTAAATTGTGGAACAACTGCCTGGTTTGTGGATGTTCCAATCAGTTTAAGTCTAAATGACTTGAATGGGGGAAGATTATCCATAGTGAATTTATATTCAGTAAAGTCATTAATGGAGGGAGTTGGAGTCAACTTGTCATTCTTCTCCTTTCTTTCATCAGCTGTTCCATCTGAGGCAGATTCATTTATAACTTGACCATATGGATCAATATTGTTTGTACCAGGAAATGGTTTAAACTTAGTCTCATTTGCACTTACATCTTGATCAAGTGCATAGAACATTCTTAAATCACTTGTATTAGCAATATAAGCATCAATAAACACTTTCAATGATGTTGCAGGATTTTCAAGAGTCACATTCTTTGTAACATAGATCATGCTGTTGGGATCATTTGGAATACCAACAACCCTTGGATCAGTGGCAAAGTTAGTGATTGGACCATCAACTCTGTTAGATACGAATACAACAGATGAATGATTCAAATCAATCATTGGTGAAATTCTTCTATCATAAGTTAAAAGATCAAGATTAAGAGTAAATGACTTATTACCAGGAAGTGTGGCACTAGTAGCGATAACTTCAGTTTCATTGATATTAGATGCAACCATTCTCTGAGATTCAAAATAGTTCTTTTTGTTGAACTGAATATCTTGGAAACCTTGATCAAGGAAAGAGGTCTCATTTCCAGAGACAGATGTCTCAGAAATTGTTCTTGCAGAAGCAAGAACATACGCACCTTCAGGTGAAGTTGATGTTATATCAGGAATAATAAGTGAGTAAGGAATATTGTATGATCCTTTTGCAGAATTGACGTTTGTAGTGCCATCTGTTAAATAATTTGCCTTAGGAATGAATGTTCCACCAGCGCCAGTTCTATTGGTTCCATTTTGTGTCATATCAATCTTAACATGATAAGAATCAATTGCTAAAGGTTCATTAATAGTTACTTCATTAAGATTATGAACTCTATTGATTCTTCTAAGTGATACACCATTAAATTCATACTTAGTAACAAAATCATTTACAGCATGACTTGCAGCAATACCCTCTGCTGCTCTACCAATACCAGTCAGTGTTCCAGTAACACCTGAACCAGATGTTACACCTTCATATTTAAGAATCTCATCTCCAATTTGAACATATCCTGGGTTGGTGTTTGAAACACCAATGTTTTCAAATGTCTCAAACCCATTAGTATTCGCAATTGAGATATTTGCAGTTGTATCTCTTGTAATATTTGTTAAAAGACTTGTGGGTTTGCTTGTTCCTCTTACACCACTAATTTTTACTCTATTGGTGGTATCATACATGCCATGATTTCTTTGGTTAATCTTAAGATGTAAACCATCACTAATAACCATATTGCTTGTTGGTACAACAGATCCAAATGCACCAGCATTTATTGACAATCTTGTTCCAGCAGTTGATTCATACTCAAGGTAATCAAGAGCATTTGTACTGAAATCACCTTGAACATCTTTAAGGAGTAATGAATTAAAAGCAGTGAGCACTCCAACTGTAAATTCAGCACCAGCACCAAGACCTTTTGTTCCTACAGTAAGAGGTTTAAGAACATCACCAACAACATAATTACTACCACCACTTCTAATTGTTGCTGCTATTGCTACACCATCAAGGATTGTGATATCTGCAGTTGCATCAGACCCTCTTCCAGTTACTGCTGTCAATCCAACACCAGTAAATGTAAATGATCCTGCAGATGGTGTAAATCCAATACCAGCAGAAGTTACGCTCATGGTGCCAGTAGCAATGCCAGCAAACTGTTTTATGAAACCATATGCTCCAGTATTTCTTTGAATAATCTTATTTCCAATAACAAGAGGATTAGAAACTCCTTGTTGATTAATGGTTGTTCCAATACCAACACTGACTTGTCTTGATTCAGCAATAATAGCACCAGGTGGAATTGCTTCATTCTTATCATCAAGTTCTGGATTATAGAATTGAATATTTCCAGAACCTATAAAGTCAGATCTATGAAGAACAAACTTCATATCCTCATATTGACTTGGTGTCCAAACTTTTGCATTCTGTGATTTAAAAAGAGAACCAAGGAGAGGTTGCTCAGTAACTAGAACTCTACCAGACTCTGTTGCAAGAGTTGTTACATCTGCTTCACCAAGTCTTGAAATCCAAAGGTTGTAGGTTGTAACACTTGACAAGACAACCAAAGCATAATCAGCGCCAGGTCTCAAATAAACAGGCGATTCAAATCTAAATTCTGTTGCTGTTGATCCATCATCAGAAACATTTACATCATCAGGATCTAAAGTTACTTCAGAATATCCAAGTATATTCTTGTTGGGAGTGCCCATTGTTGTCTCCCTAATTTGAACAGTAACAGGAAGAGTATCATCTTTTGTTTGGAAGAATAGGTCTACCTTTGTTGCATAGATTCCAGTTTTAGAATCAATCTTAAAGGTTTGTGCCAGAGGGTCTCCTCCTCTAGGGGGGGCTGGTGGTGGTGGAGGAGGAGGGGGGTTTCTAAATGTTCTGCTGTTAATGATGTCAAAGTTTACATCAGACTCAACAGTTTGTGTCTCTCGCTCTACCTCTACTGTGGCTACTCTTGCATTTCTAAGTGAGAGTGTTACTTCTTCAGTTGTGTCAACATCACCTTGTGAATAGAAAATCTCCTCTGCCGCAGTGGTAGTTGTTCCATCAATAGTGCTATTGATAGCACTACTTGAAAGTTTAAATACATTTCTTCCAGTATTAAATGTCTGGTTTGAAACATCTCCTTCGCCTGGAACATTAAAGCAACCAATTAAAGTGCCAACCCTGTCAGTAATAAGATTTACATTAGTTACAGTTGCTTCAGCACCACTTGTCTGACCCCTAAGGATCATAGTGGGGACAATATGACCTCTGAAAGTTGGATTTTCCTCTGATGCAAGACTTGCAGTATCAACATTGAGAATTGTACTCTCAGATGAGTAAACTGAAGGAATAGCATTACTTCTTAGATAAGGATTGCTGTCATAGAAATCAGTAGGATTATTAAATGATCCATATTTGTGATTAGCAGTAGCAACTCTGAATCTAATTGATGGAGAATCTACAGCGCCAAGTCCTTCTCCATTTGATCCTGGAACAGTTCCAACAACTTCTTCACCAACCTGGAATATTCCAGAGTTCATAGAGATCTGAATCAGTTTAGGAGTGCATCTTGTAGTTACATTTACATTGTCAAAGAATGAAAATACTTGAGTATTTGGTTTCATTCTGGTTGCTGTAAACTCAATATTTCTCTCCCTCATGAAGTTGGAGATTGATCTGTTTACAATTCTAGATCCAAGTGATGCTGCCTCTGTAAGAACTTCATTAACAGTCTGCTGAACACCTGTTCTGTTCTGTTCAATATTGATTGATCCATCAATAGTGGTTGTATTGATGGTTGAGAGGTTTGCATTAAATCCACCAAGTCCAAGGTCATCTGTTGATCTTCCAGTTCTTCTTGAAGCAGCATTAAATGTTTCAGTTTGATTTGTTGCAGAGAGATCAAGATTAATTCCTGTAGTCTCCCAAGAATTCCACAGTGTTGGTGCTACACCAGTTCTAAGACCATCATCACCATCTGTTACTTCTGCCTGAAGTGCTTGTGCAACAGATTCAAAGTTACCTTCAATAATTACATCATTAGTTTCTGGAGGAAGTGTGCTTACCCAGACATCAGTTGTGGGATTCAAAGCAATACTTCCTTGATAGAAATCAACCAAGAAAGGAGTTACATTTACAACTCTAGTAGCATAAGGTTGTGAGATCTCAGCAAGTTCAGTATATCTTAAACTAATTACATTTCCTGTTCTCTGAACATTCTGACCTGAGAGGGATGCAAATCTTGCATCAGTATCTGGTGTTGTAATAGTTCCAATTCCAGGAATTGCAGAACTTCCAACTTGCAGATTCATGGCAGTTGTATAATGTGCAGGTCTCAATACTTTTTCAACTGGATCAATACTATTTCTTACACCAATACTTACATCTTGAGGTGTGTAAGATGAAAAATTATCAATGAAGATACCAGATTTGAATCTATTAAGACCATTTACATCTGAAACAAATGTATTGAGAGTGTTTTGCTCTAAAAGATTCAATGAAGTATAATATTCAAGATTTTTTATTCTCTTTTCAAGTTTTGCAATATCATTCATTTGATATCTCTTATGTTCAATAAATTTAATCCTTGAATCTTTTACAGAAAAAAGATAAGGTGGATTGAACACATTGGCAATATTTAGAGCACCAGGAAGAACATCAGGAAGCTCTGGTATGTCTGAAGGAGCACCAAGATTAACTTGGATGTCCCCATTTCTTGTCAGATACAATCTATCTGCTCTTCCAAGATAGTAATCATAAGCAAAGATAGATGATTCATCACTTGCAAAAATATGCTTACTGCTGTGGTTATTATTATCAAATGATCTACCATCAAATTCAAATGGTGAACTTGCTCCAGCAGTTAAATTATAATCAGAAACTCTTGGTCTTAAGTCAATGATATCAGTATTTCTGAAACCATTTGTCAATTGTACTTCTGTAGAATAGTTACAATTTTGATAAGAGTTTGCAGTTGTAATGTCTCCAACATCACTGGGATCATAATCAAGATATCCATAGTAGATAAGAATCTTCTTAGTTGGCACATGGGACTTTGCTTTTCTGATTATTCTTGAAATATCATAGATATCAGCTCTTTGACCATTATCAAATTCAAATGAGGAAGTGATATTTGGGGAACCAGCAGTTATCTCAGATGCGTTTGCTTGCACACCAGAGGTTGCAAAATTAATAATCTCACCATTCTGAAATTGTTTATTATTTAAATATGCAAATGTTATTGATGATGTGGAGTTTTTCTCAAGATATATTGCCTTTGCACTACTTAAATTACCAATAAAGATTTCACCAATTGATAAATCATTTGTATTTCCACTTGGTCCAGTTGCATTGCTAATTGTCAGTGTAGGAGCAGAGGGATCATTTACATCAATTGATTCATAAATTGCATGAACAGTATAGGCATCTGGTTTGTTGAGTGAGATTGTATCATCCTGAACTCTTGTTCCATATGGGAAGTCACCATAAGATAAACCATCATTTAATGTGGTCCCTGCAAAACCAACTGCATCAACTCCTGATGTTGGATTAACAGATTTATCAACAACAAGTTTCTGTACAATATTTTTTCTCTTTATTTTTGCAGATACTTTTGTTTGTAAAACAGTTCCAATAAGTATTGCAGGTCCACTTCCAGTCAATCCCTGAATGGTCAACTCTGTTCTTGCTGCATTAAATGTAAGTTTATCACTTGTAAGAATCTGAGTTGTTCCATCATCACTTTGAAGAGAGTATTTTTCTTCATCAAAGGAAGTCCAAGTCTGATTGTTAGTATCGTCAACACTGATAGCACCAGTTTCACCTGTTGTACTAATAGTTACTTCCTTTTTAACTCTGATTGTAATATTAGATCCATTTAAATTTACTGACTTTACATTTTGATTTGGAAGTGCAGTATATAATGACCTTTTTCCAGCATCATTTCCGCTATTTGAGGAATTAGTTAGTTTTGTTGTTACAACTTTAAGATCATTTGCATCAAAAATAGCAGATGGAACTTGACCATCAACCACACCAGTGACAGTTGTGACACCTGTTATTTCAAAGTTTGTAGAACCAACGGCAACCACTCTTGCCATTGAGAGATCTAAAAGTCCTGGTCTTTCATAAGTAATTAAATTTCCAGTTGTGACAACACCAACAAAAGTACCACCATCAAGTGCGGGAACAGTTACAGTTGAAACACCTGCACTACCAGCACTAATTCTTGCATTATCAAAGGTTAAAATTGGACTTTGAATTATATCAGCAGTAAATGTATTTGCTGCTCCAACAATACCATGAACTGCTTTTACATCAGAAAGAGAATATTGTCTGGTTGAAACAAGAAATCTTCTTTGGTCTTCATCACCATTAAGGAATACTGGTTCACCTCTCTGAAATTCTCCTCTTACATTAAAGAGGGTATGTGCAATACCTGTATTTGAGGTATGAATATATCCAATGGCACCACTTTGTTTTCCTTCAACAATAGAAGACTTTGTTAGTGAAGCATCTGCATTGAGAGTAATTTCATTTTTAAATTCAATATCAAAAAGTGAAAGATCCCACTCATTGATATTTGAATTGGAAAGATCATATGCACCTGACTCCAAAGCAAAGTCATAAATTCTTGCTTTACCAATTTCATCACCAGGAGCAGTAGTCTTGTTTTCCCCAACTCTCTGACTTCTAAGTGAAAGAGTATTACTAGTGTTAAACCCAATGGGAGCATTGCCAGTAACATTATTTACTTTTAAAGTTGGAGCAAAATCAAAAGAAACACCAGCACTTCCTACAGTTCTAGTGGTTCTTGGTTTTGGAATATCAAGAAATTGTGTTGATTTAACTTCAGTTTCAAAACCTCTTACATATGCTCTACCAGGTGAAACTTGATAGATCATTTGATCATCAGATGGAACATTTCCACCTTGTGTCAATTGATTTTCTCTATAAACACCTCTATTTCCCTCAAGATTATTCAGACTTTCTTTAATCTTTGTCTTTAACTCTTTGATATAGTAATGACCTGATTCATCAAATGTTCTTTTTGCTAATTCATTACCAAGTTCATTGTATTGTGGACTATTGTTTATTGCATTTTTGAGAGAACCATTCTGAACTTCAGCAATTTGTACAAAACCTTGAGTGTCAAAGTTATTAGTTGCTTTTTTTGCTAATCTAGCAATAATTTGAAATCTGTCAGCACCAGGTGCTGTGTAATTATTAAATCCACTTGCATTATCATAAAGATTACCATCATCATCTGCAGTGATGATTTTTTCTTCAATCTGAAAACCAATCCTATAACTAGACGCAGTGGTATATTGATCCAGAATAAGAATCTGATCATCAACAGTTACAAAATTACCTCTAAGGTAGAAAATACCAGCACTTTGAGTAAATGCAGTGCCAGTTCTTGCTGCTCCTGAAATAATTGTGTTGGCAAATCCCTCACCTGCAGAAATAAAGGAGTTTCCAAATTCTAATGGTGCTTCTGTTACAAGGATTTCATCATCAAAGAAAAACTCAGTAAAATTTCCATCATCACTTGAATCCTCATAGTTAAGGTATAATGTATAGTTTCCAGTATCTGATTGTTGATTAGTAATATAAGTAACTACCCTTGCAGTGATACCAGATGTTCTTCCAATAATCTTTTTTCCAACAAGATTATCAAGATAAAGATTTACTGGTACTCCTAAAAATTCAGATTGAATCTGTACACAATGAAATCTAGGTTTAAATGATGAATTTCCAGGAATAACAACACTTCCTTCTTTGAAAATGTTGTTACCCATTGCTTCAATCTGACCTTGTAGGATAGATTGAATATTATTTAATTCTCTTGCCTGAATAGGATAGGCAGGTTTGAATAAAACTTTATTATAATTTTTAGTTGCGTCAAAATCATCAAAATAAGGAGCAACGTTGAGATTAGTTTCCTGTGGCATAATTCTTTAGAATTGCAAAATAATTTTGACGTCTTCTTTCTGGGTAGTAGACCTTGTTACTGGAGGTCTATTATCAACATATATGATATTTCCAGAGTATTTTTTGGATTCAGGATTTGCAACACCCATGGTAAATTCCTGTCCAAGATTATATGTCTTATTATTTATTACAGTACTAATACCTGAAAATGAAGTACTGATCTGCAAAGTTGCAGATCCTCCAACAATGTCTAAACTACCTCCAGTGTTAGAAAGTGCGTGTGCATTAAATAAAATATTTTCAAATCCATATTTTGGTGCATTATTCAAAGTACCATCAGAATTAAATCCTGCATTTGTTCTATCTTGCCAATATTTAAGAACACCAGTGTTTTGATCATATGAAATAACTCTACCAACTGCAGTGGATCCCAATCCTACAGTCTGAGTAATTTCACTATCTCCTGTAAAAGTAACTGAACTATAACCAGTTCCTGTCAATCTTAATGCATATGTAGCAGCTGCTTTATCTGAAGTAAGAAGAGTTGTTGAACCAAATTGCTGAGGATTTTCAACAAGTCCTACTCTTGCAAACTGATTTCCAGTAATGAAATCTGGATTATCAGTATCATTTTCATATCTTGAATATGTTAAAACATTATATGCACCAAGTTCAGTGTAAATATCATGACCATGACCACCTGGTGGTGGGATAATAACATTAAACACTGGATCAGTAGAACCTGTTATACCAACTTCAGAGAGATCAATTGATCCAAATGTATATCCAGAACCACCATTTGTAACAGTGATTGATTGAACTTTACTATCAGCATTTATAACAACAGTCGCTTTGCCATCTCTTCCATCTCCCTTAATGCTTACACCTGTATATGTATTTGCATTTCCAAGACCAGCACCTCTGTCTCTGATAGTGATAATTTTTAATTGACCACTTGAAGCAGCATTTGCTTTCATTGTTGAAGTCTCAGTTGTATCACCCCAATTATTTGGAACAGGAATATAGTTTGTTGAATCAAACTTGATAGCATCACTAGGTTTGATTGTGTAAAGATATTTCCATATATATCCATCACCACTTGAACCTGCTGCCTTTGGTTCTAAATCAGTAAAAGTTGGTTCATCTAGTGAAGGACTTCCTTTAAAATTATTCTCTGGACTTGCATTATTATAGAGACATATGTAGACTCTATAATCACTATTCATCACATAATAATTTGATGTATATATGTTAAATGATCCAGATGGTTGTGAAGGATTAGACCTCGTGATGTCATTTCTCCACATGTCATAGATGTTTCCAGATGACCAAGTATTTTTTGAAACAACTTGAGTTACATCCCCACTGGTTACCTTTTTTAAGGCAATCATTGTGTCCCAATAATCATTTGACTGGTCAAGACTATCTTTTGGAGATGGTGGTGTGCTTTCCCAAGTAGAAGAATAATCAGTGGCATTTGGCAAACCAATAAACGTATAATAAGAATTGCTACTGGACTGAACTCCAGCAACAAAGTTTTTTGCATTTAATATACGAAGTTGATCAGTTATTATCGCAGCCATTTTATTAGCACTTTTTTGTTTATTTATAGGGATTATGTGTAATCCTTGAACTTAAGAGATGCACTTCTCTGAACAAGACCAGCAGTTGAAATACCAGTGACCCCATTGCTATTATGTGCATCAAAAGTTTTGGTGTTTGTTCTCTCTTTAAAAATAATCTTGCCCCAACTATAATTACCCATAAATGGTCTTACAGTGTGAGCAATACCTGGACCAAATGTATCAACATTACATCTGATTCTCATTACTGCTGTTGTAATACCAGCACTATTTTCATTATAAACTTTTACCATTTCAGTTGATGCTGAACCAACTTTGTAAACACAATCAAGGAAAGTATTGGCAACACCCACCTCAGATGCAAATGTGCTTCCAATTGATAAGAATGTGTCTTTGATAACAATGTGGTCACCAGACTGAACATTGCTTAAGGTAACAGCAGTTCCAACAACACTTACATCTCTCATGAATGAATCAGTAGGAATGTATGTGTCAAAGAACAACTGTTTTTGTGCTCCAACTGTTGTGCTTCCAACACCCACAATTACACCATAGTCACCTGTGTAAGAATCAACATTAATTACCTCTTTTGTAATTCTAGGTGGTTGAATGAATACCAGGGGTTGTGTAGTGTAATTAGTGCCTCCATTAGTGATAGTGACACTTGTGACCACTCCTGCTGTTACAGAGGCAGTAGCAGTTGCCTGAGTGCCTAATGTGCCAATACCAGCAATAGTTACTGTGGGAGTAAAGTTATATCCTGAACCACCATTTGTAAGAGTTATAGATGTAATAGTTCCACCAGTAGAAACAGTTGCGGTTGCAGTTGCATCACTTGTTGGATCTTGAGAAATAAGAGTCACAGAGTTTTGGAATACTCTGTTGGAGGATTCATTGGCAATATTAAACAATGGTCTTACAGTATCAACATATGCTTGAGTAGAACCAATGCCAACAGATGATGTCAGATAAGCAGCAGGGAAAATTGCTGGTTCATATTTTAGTCTATCTTTACCAACAAACTGACCATCAATCCTCCTGTCTATGGTTTGCTTACACCAAGTAAGAGGTCTTGTCAAAGTTCTAACATCTGAAAGTCCAGGACCATGATAAAGATTAGTTTGCACAGCATCAATTGTTGTTATACCAGTTACAACTCTTTTATCTTCATCAAAGATAATACTTTGACCTCCATCAATATCAGCGTTTAATTCAACTGAATCACCAATTTTTATTGTTTGCTCATTATCTCTAAAGACAACATCAGAGGCACCTACACCCTTATAGAAAAGGATTCTGGATGTATCACCATCTGGGATGCCTGAACCAGGTCCATTAGGTGCTTCATTAAATGTAATTTGACTTCCACCTTCAAATGTATAAGAAATATTTGGAACTTGCAGAATATCATTAATAAAGACTAGGATGGTTTGATCTACTTCAATATTTGATTCTCTTGCTGCTCTAATTGAAATAGGTTCATTTTGGAGTTTAAGTGGGAATACTTTTTTAGATCCATCAAATAAATCATCAATTCTATCAAGCACTTGGAATTCTCCTGGTGTAAATGCATTAAAGCTGTCACTATAAACATCTTGAATTGTAATTTGGAACTCACTAAATGAAGCAGAAGAATTGGTTGGAATTCCAGTTGCCCCTCCTACAGGCACTGTCAAAACTTCAGTTTTCTTAAATCCATATCCAAAATCATTTATTTCAAATTCAATTATACTTGACCCCTGACCAACTTTTATATTGATAGATGCTTCAGTACCAACACCAGATGAAGATGAAGAGTAAACAAGGGGGATATCCTCATAACTAAGGGGTTCATCAATAACAACAACAGGTGGATTAGAACTTGTAAATCCAACTCCTCCATTTGTGATATTAAATCCTGTCACATGACCATTACTAACTGTTGCAGTACCAATATGAGTTAGCACAGGTAACACACCAGCATATGTTTGTACACCCACATTGTATGCTGTCACAACACCTGTTCTATATCCTGAACCACTATTACCAATACTAATTGATTGTACAGTGCCTCCAGCAGATATGATGGCAGTTCCACCTGCAGCCACTAGTGGTTGATATCCAAAACCTTCAAATGAACCAACAGATACAATCATTCCTCCAGTTGGAAGACCACCAATATTCTGATCATATCCAGTTGGTGTTCCAAGACCTGCTGTAAATCTAGTGGTGGTTACACCTGAACTTTCAAAGTTTTGATATTCACCAATTTCTTCTGCCTGAACACCTTGTGGTGATTGGAAAATATTATTTACAAGCATAATTGTATTTGATGTGATCCCACTTACATTTACACCATCAGATTTGAGTGTGAAGTTGCTTGCAACACCTGTAAATTCTTGTGATATATCATCAATCACAAAGTTGGTGCTATAAGTTTCAGTTGTAGATTCTTCTACACCTCTCTTTGTGAAGACTCTTGCATGGAAAGTAGATCTTGTGGAGATACCTGTAAAATCTCTTTCATCTGGTGGATTTGTTGATGTGCCCAAAGGAATATTACCATAAGGGGCATCAACAAAATTAATTGTATTGCCAGTGATCGTGTAGTTGCCAACAAATTTTTCAATTGTTGAACCGCCAGTATGAGGTCCAATTACTGATCCAAGAATTGGTCTTTCAACAAAGATTGTTGTCCCACTTCCAGTTATAGAAGTAACTCTCATAAATTCATCATCAATCTTGACAATATCATTTGATGCAATAGTTACAATGCCACTTGTTGCAAAATTAGTTTCAAAAATAATATCATTTGATAATGTTGCAGCAATACCTGTTTTGGCAATTGGTGCTTGTATCATATTATCAATTGACACCAAAGCTTTGGTGTTTTGTTTTGTAGCAGTAATGAAGTGTGAATTACCAACACCTACATTAGTAAATTGAACTAAAGTTGGATTAATTGCTTGAGCATCAGTTGCATTTGTGGCAAATCCAATCTGAGCATCATTTATTTTGACAACAAACAGATCTGTTGGAAGCAGAGTTGTTGATCCAACGCTTCCACCAAAATCAGTTGTTACAATTCCAATTCTCTGATCAACACCAGTGATTGTATATTTAACTGCCTCACCACTTTGATAAAAATGATTTGGAAGTGAAATCTGGTTTGTTGTTGTATCAACACCAGTTGTTGATGATCCATCAAACTGTCTTACAAAAATTGGATCACCATTATGATTAAGTTCAAATGATGTTCTGACACTTGACTTTGTACCAAAATAGTTTCCAGTCTGTGCTCTAAGATATCCATCATTAAGATCAATCTTGTTAAATGTCTCAGTTAGAGAAAGTTCTCTCAAGTCAACAAAGAATGATTTTACCTTTACAGCAATACCAGGATTTGGAGTATATGTAACCCTCACAAAATTTCCAGATGTAGAAACTCCAACAGTTCCAAGTGAGGAATTAGTCTCAACAACACCATATGGAGTAATTCCTTGTGTTGGTATTGTTAGAGAATTAATAACTCCAATCTCAAACATCTCATAATCACCATTTGCGCTATCTTCAACTGTAATAACTTGATAAGATGCACTGTACCTTTCAGATACACTTGCTGTATCATATTGAGATACAATATGTGCAGTTGGAGATCCAGAGGAAGCAATGGATGTATATGCACTACCAATTCTGGCAGTGTTCATAGTTGTAATACCTGGGAAGCTGGCAGAACCTGCTGTTGTAGTTACAATTTGACTGTATGATGTTGCTGCTATTCCTACATTTGGGTGGAATTTAAGAAGGAGATCAGAACCACTTATTGCAGCACTATATGTTCCAATACCACCACTGTATAAAACATTTGAATTTTCATCAATATTATTATATTCAACAAAACTTACCTCTGAACCATTATGAATAATATTCAGTTCAGCAAAATGATAGTCATCTCCTGATACCAAGAGATTTAAAACCTTCAGTGATCTGAAACTTGTTCCAACAGAGACAACATTCGTTGTAGTTCCAGTTGACACATTTACTTCTTGATTTTGATAATGAATAATATCACCAAATGAAGTTAATCCAGCACCAGTTGCTGTTGGTTCAAATGCAAATGAGAATGATGATACAAAATAGTTGTTTAATGCAAACTTAATTGGATGAAATTCAAAATTCCACTCTTCCTCTGTTATTGCAACATCAAAATGACCAAGATCAGGGAATGTATGCATCTTTGCATAACTTGTCAAATATGCAAATTCATCATCAACTATTGCTGTTGATACTTGGAATTGTCTTTCATCAGTAAATGTTGTATCTTGTACATAGAATAGTGATTTTACAAATTTGACCTCAGGAGTAAATTGAGAAATCTTAGAGAATGCCTCTTCCCTTTCATTACTATTAAATTCACCACTTACATCATCAACACTTAGCACCCTGTTACCTTTTGACTCAAAGTAATCAGTAAGAACTATATTCTCAAAGAAAACTGTGTCTGAGACAGTCTCTCCATTAACATCAAATAGATTTTCTCTTGCAAGATCAAAGTCATGCCAACAGTTCAGATCACCTTCTCCAATACAATCAACAATTAATGACATCTCAGTATCATTAACATTTGGTGTTAAAGTCTGATCTTCGGTTTTGCTGATCACTTGTAGATCTGAGAATTTCTTAAATCCTGCAGTGTGATTTAGTGAACCAACTACATTATCCCATTTATCAAATGGAATTTCGGATTTAAGTGAATATGAAAATCTTTGATAATAATCATTATTTGGCATTCTTTGTAGACTATCATTCAAGAAACCAGTTGATCTTGTCCAACCATAATTTACAGTTGTTCCAGCACCAGTTTTAATGTCTGCATCAAATTCAAATTTCTTGACAACAATACCTCTTGTTCTTGATGAATCACCTATGATTAAATCATTAAGTTCAAGATCACTTGAAGTTTTGACCTTAAGAATATCAGTGTCTTCATTATAATCATCAACAACACCATTTAATCCTGAACCCCAACTTACAAATTCATCATTTGAAAACTTGTTCTTTCCAAGAACTGATTGAAACTTAGGAAGATGTTCATCTGGAATAACTCTTGCTCCTTCAAATGAAACAATATTTCCAGGAACTTCATTTACACCAAGATCATCTTTTAAAGAATATTCAACATAAGCGCCTGCACCACCAGCATTTGTATTAACTCCTACAACCTCAAAAAGTTTGTGCTTGTATTGTTCTGAGTTATATCCTTTTCCTGTAGTTCCAATGCCAATACTTATATTTTCAACATAAATATCTCCTCCAATAAAGAAAGGATATTCTTCATCACTGCTAAACTGATTCGTAAGACCCAATCTTACAGTTGTTCCAGTAAGAGTTACATCATTAATTAAAAATCCATTTGAATTATTAGTTGCAATGATTCTTGGTGAAGTTGGATAGAAACCTCTAGAGTTAACTACGATATTAACCTCAGGATCACCTAATTGATAATTAATTTCACAATCAACGATCTCATTTGTTACTCCATCTCTAACAATTAGATTAGGTGCTACTAAGTAGTCTCTTCCAGATGTTGTAATTCCAATTCTCTCAAAAGATGCAAGTGGATTTATCTCAACTAATTCAGGTAAATTTGCTGTGGGTTTAAGAGTTTGATCAGTAGGATAATTCCAACCAATGTTATTAGATTGGAACTTTTGATTTCTTATCTGACCAATTGATTTTGACTCAGCAAAAAGAATAGCACCAGTACCAATACCACTCCTTATTGAAGAAATACCTGGGATTGACTTATATCCATAATTATTATCAACTAATTCAACAAACTTAATTGGACCAAATGCATTTCTTGATGTTGTTTCATACTCTGCCTCTGAAGTTGTCTTATCAAAAGAGGTGGTTAATGTAATATTGTCTAAATCAAAATCATAAGTGGTTGTTCCAATTCCAATAATTGTATGAGTTCCATCAAAGACAGAAATGGATTTAAATATAGTATTATTTGAAATTACATCTTCATCAATCACTATCTTTTTTTCATTTGTGATAAAAGCATTATTAACATTTTCAAACTTATAATATAAAGAATTTGGCATATTCTTTATATTAAGTGTAAGTTCACCATCTGTTCCAACAACTCCTGATGTTTGTACTTCAAAATCAGAACTTTGTGATGTGAGGAATTGATTAATGAATAATGAATCACTAAATATCTTCATTTCAAATGCAGGATATTTAATTGAATTTGAAACAAATGATAATGAAGGATCAGACAAATCAAATTTTATATTTGATGATGCTTGAATTGCAGGATTAATTTTTGCAATGGTTCCAATACCTGCAGAAGTAATATCTACAAAATTTGGCGAAATTTTATCAAGTTCAAATTTCTCTTCAACAAGTTTAATTTTTGTTGGGGTATCCATATAAACATAATACATCTTTTCATTCACCAATCCACCTGAAGGTGTTCCTGAGGTATGAATGATTTTATCACCTGTTTTAAAAATGCTAGTGGTGACACCAATTGTATTCAGAGTTGTATCAACATCAGATGCAGAAAATGTTTGTGGATCAAAAACAATCCTTCTATTAAAATCATTATACTTGACTACAATTATTTGTTGATTTGTAGCGTTCAATTTGAATGTGACTTGATCATCAACAAAAAGACCATGTGAACTTGCTGTAGATACAGTAACCTTTGTTCTTTCTGCTTTTGCAGTTATGACATTATCAAAATCTGACTTTAAACTATGATACTCACCTGTACCAATACCAGTGAAGTAATAAAGTCCTACAGTATTGTCAACAAGTCCAAGATAACCAGAAGTTGTCATTCCAACTTTGTTAGAAGATAATCCAATAAAGTCCCTATTGAATGGTGCAACATAAAGTGGTGAAATTGTATCAAGTGTTGTTTTAGCAACACCTGCTTTACCATTCCAAACTTCAATAGAAGAACCTGTATTTGTTTTATAGTTTACAACATCATTTACTTTAAAATTATGATTTGGTGAATACAGTTGTTGTTCAGGTACAAAAATGTTTGTTATACCAGCACCAGGATTTGAGAATGTAATAGTTTTTCCAGCACCAATAGTTGTTTCACTGCCAATACCTAATGCTTCATTTGGATCAAAATAAAATTCAGTATTGATGTTTAAAACTTTAGTTGTTTTAAGTGCCCCAACATTAATAGCAAATGATCTTGGATCCTGGAAGAGTTTAACATTACCTGTATGAGCAGCACCAATTGTACCATTTTGTGCTCTAAGAACTCTTACTCTGTTATTGAGAGGATCACTGTTTAAAACTTTTACCTTTTCAGATTCAATATCAATAATATCATTTGGTCTCATGAATGGATATTGAAAAGCACCACCAACACTAAAGTAAGTTACAATACCAGTTTGATTTGAAGTTCCAATATTGTCAAGAAGAACATAAGAACCAGTGTTTATTCCAATATTGTAATACTTGTCAAGTCCATCAAAATGTTCTGAAAGACCAGAAATTTTCATCCTAGTATTATTCAAAAGATTATGAGGTGAAGTCATAAAACCAACAAACTTGTTGGGAGCACCTACATTTAAGAACTCAATATTTGAAAAAACAGTAGTTTCAATATCAACATTATTTACTGTTTTCCCACCAATCTTAGTAATCTTTCCTCTAGCAGTTTTACCATTAGTATCACCTTTAAAAACAACTCTTTCATCAACTTTGTAATTTGATCCTCCAGTTAAAATACCAACTGAATCAACACTACCTTTAGAAACACCAGTAATTTCTATTACTTGTTCTTTAATATTATTAGAGTTAAAAATATAATCATACCCACCAAATTTTGAATTAATCTTGTATGGGGTAGTAATTCTTCTCCAGTTATTTTTAACCAAATCATATTCTATATGATTTGATGTTTTCTTAAAGTTAAAATCATTTGGTTTATGTTGGAATGTATTTCCAATCAAATAGGGAAACTGTGGTTTTCTAAAGTTTTTGAAAGGACCAACACTTTCTGGTGTTTGTTGGAAAGTTGAAAAATATACAAAAGTACCATTGGGATATTCTGGTGTGACACAGAATCTGCCATTTGATTCATTTAAATCACCCAAACCAGTAAAATTGTAATCCTCAACAAAGAAACCAAGAGGATACTTGTTTAGGGGGGGTCTACTTGCTTTAACTTCTGCTTGATAACCAGAAACCATTCTTCTAACAGAACCACCATCTGCTTTATCATATCCAAATGGACCATATATTGGAGAACCATCATATGCCCATCCAATAATTGGAGAGTGGTACTTGGAGTCAGATTCTAATCCATTCTTAATTATTAAATCAGGATGTTGATATTGTTTTTCTTTATTTGATTTATTTCCATATACTACAGTTCTTAAATTTCTAGGAGCATATAAGTGAGCAAGTTGCGTTGTATTATCAATTGATCCTGTTGTAATTACACAATCATCATCAGTAAGTTTATTAAATTTTTGTTCAAGTTTATTTACTGTCCACTGATTTATATTTGCAGTAATAGATCCATCATTACCTGATGGTAAAATGGTGATTAATGAATCACTTTTATATTCAATTCCACCTGATACAACAATTACAGATTTAATTGATCCGTTTTCAATAATTGGAGTAAGTTTGCAATACTTTCCATGAGATACACTTATATGTGGAGGCGAGTTGTATCCAGTTCCACCATTGTTTACAATAATTTCAGTAATAGTTCCATTTTCAACAACTGGTGTAAGTTGTGCATCAGCACCACTATTCAGGGTAATATTTGGTTTTCTATCAAAGTTTAAGATTTCAGAAGAACCATAACCAACACCTTCATTTGATACGTTTGCGCTTGTGATGGTTCCTCTAAAGATTGGTTGAACAGTGCAATTAATTTCTTGACCAAATGAAGTGTTTACACCTGTCAAACCACTAACTGTAACAGTAATTGGTTTATAATTAAAATATCCTGTGCCTGTTGATGTAATATTTACAGGAATATTATTATCAATATAATATCTTCTATCTAATGATCCATTTCCTAACTCATAAAGATAAAAACTATCATCATCAATCTTTCTTACAAAATAATCAGTTTGAGATGATATTCCAGTTATTGAAGATGAATTTGGCGTATATCTAATAATCTCATCAGTGCTATATCCATGATCTTCAATAGTAAATTTATTCAATGATGTATTGATTCCAGCAGCAGTAATGGTTCTCTCTTGATTCTTATATTCAGAACCAGGATTTGAGACAATGATACTGCTTACAACTTTCTTTCCCTCAACTGTAGAGAATGTTTGTAAACCATTTCCAACAGATGTTAAACTTACAGTGTTAATTCCTGTATTGGCTTCATCAAAGGATGAAAACAACTTAATTCTTGTACCATCAACAACTTTTGCAAAATAAGTTTGATTAGTTCCTAATCCAGAAACAGGATTTCTAGTTGCATCATATGTGACTTGTTCAATATCTCTTAAGTTGTGAAATGTTGTAAAACCAATAATGTCATTTGTTAAATCAACACCACCATCTAAATTATTGTAAACAATACCTGCTTGAAAAGAAATTTTATGATCAATCTCAGTAAGATTTACTTTTGCTTCTGCAGGAACAGTAGGACTTCCGCCATCAATATTAACTACAGGAGTCTCTAAGAAGTCAAGTCCCTTATTAACAATTCTCAGTTCTGATAAAGATCCAGATACTGTTACTGTTCCTGTAGCGCCAGTGCCTGAACTATCTGTAACACTGATAATTGGTGGGTTAATTACATCATAGTCTTTACCATTACTAGAAACATCAAATGATTTTATTCCGCCATAAAATATAATATCAGATGATTTATAGTTTTCAATTTCTACACCATTAATCAACACACCTGTTTTTCCAGGTTTTGTTGTAAAAACACCCGCCTCTTGAATTGGGTTATCAATTTCTCTGTAAATTTTTTGAGAAGAAAGTGGTTTTTCATAAAAAGGATGATATGTAAATTTATTATCAATAACAGATCCTTCAGGAATAATAAACTTATTATTTGATAAGTCTGCCTTACTTTTCGCTAACTTTATACTAAAAGCATTCTCTCTTTTTACAAAATAAACACCCTCATTCACATTAGTAAATTTACTCAAAGTAGTATCAGTAAATGTGATACCATCACTAATAGTTGTGGTTACAATAGTATTTGCATTATAATAAACAGCATCACCACTAAAGAGACCATGATCTGAACTTGTGGAAATTGTTAAAACATCATGGGTTGCACTACCAGTGAATGTAAAAACTTTGTCATCACATCTAATTTCATCTTCATAGTTTGGAACACTATTTGATGCAATTAAATATTTTGAACCATTCCTATAGTATGCATTAAGAACATTCGCATTAAATTCACCAATTGATAATTCTGATGAGTTGCCTTTTAATAATTGATTCTCAAGTGTAAATGTATTAGACAAAGTGGAAGATGGGATTGTAGATTCCATCTTTACATATAAAATTCTATTAGAATCAACAGATGTTATCTCACCAAACTTTGCTACATTTAAAGTTTTATCAGTTATCTCAATTTTATAACCAACATAAAAATTATGATCTTCAAAAAATTCAACTTGATAAGCATTGCTACTTGGATTTGCAAGAGTTAGTTTTTTTATGTCTAACCTTGATTTTACATTATAGAACCATTCAGATCTAAATGTATTATCCTCAATACCAATAGTCTTTAAACTAATTCTATCACCAACATTAAAACCAAAATTTTGCTCATTATATTCAATGTTTTTTAGAGTAGAAAGAATTCTTACTCTTATTTGACTTTCTGTTCCTACACCAACATTTGAATATGAATAATCATTTTTCCTTACATCAATACCCTTAGAGAAAGTGCTAGTTGTGGGAGTGAGGCCAATAAATTGTGTAAGATTTTTATCTGTATAGTTGATTAAATTTAAATCACCATTAGTATCAATAAGCGCAAGAGAACCTGACTTTGGAAAATCAACAGTTGAATCAACATCAATAATTGTTGCACCAACACTAACATCATTAAGTAATCTTGTTTTTGGGTTAGGTTCAAACTTACCATAGATTGTTCCATCAACATCAATATCTCTTTGATATCCAGTATCAATTGAGACTTGATAGAAATCACCATCTACATTTATTTTTTCAACTTTTGTTACAGTCCCCCTTGCATTTGTTGAATTTTGATATATTGTTCTGTTCTTTAAATCAAGTGGATCACCATAATACTTCTCTACAACATAATCTTGACTTACAACATAGTTTGCATCAGATGATCTGATAAGCAAATCATTAGGTTTGATAATATCAACATCAACTCCATAGATTGCTTTGAAGAGAATCTTAAATGATTCATCAGTTCCTTTTGACTTATAAAAACTATCAGCACCAAGTAAAAAAGTTTTTTGATCTAAATCATCTGCAAAACTTCTATTTTCAAATCCAGGAGTAATTTGAGTTTTTAATTTTGTAAAAAATTCTTGTAAGAAAAGAATACTTAAATTCTTAACTGTAGCGTTTGCTTTGTGTGATGCTGCTACTGATGTTGTAAATGTTTGCTTATCTGGAGTAAGAGTATTAATATACTGTGTGACCCCACTGAAACCCCTTACACACCCCTCTAAGGTGGTTGCAGTCTTAGTGCTATACTTTATAATCTCATCATCTATTTGAATCAGACCATTTTTTTCAGGGAATCCATATGTGAAATTGGTGTCTGCAGATAAAGGAATTGATGTCACATTGACATTAATGTCACTTGATAGTGTTCCTTCAGTTTTTAAGTTAGTAAGTTCATCAACTTTGACATACTTATCAAGATTTTCAATCAGGTCAAGAACACCACCTTTTGTTTCTTGAGAGACATAATATTCTTCTAAGAAATTTACAAGTAAAGGAAAATCATCCTGAACATAGGAAGGGATCTGGGATGATAATACATCCTGAAGTTGTACTCTATCTACCGCCATTTCTTAGTAAGAATATGTATTTGTTGTTGAGGTTGTGGAACCATCCATTCCAGTTGTCACAGTAACTGATTGAGTTGCTTGTGTAACTGTTTGTTGTTGTTCTGAGAGGTCAGCTGTTGTTACTCTGACTGTGGGAGAAGTTGCTAAGATCTCCTTCCCTCTAACAAGTTTTCCATTTGAATAAGAAGAAGTAACAATGTAGTTGCTTCCTGAAACGTCATCACCAGATGCAATTTCATCAGTTACAGCATTAATGAAAACATTAGAAGTATCAAGTTGAAGATAAAGATCTTGCTTTCCAATTACATCATTTGAGTATGGAGTTGCAGAAATTTCAATGAGTGACTCACCTCTATTTACTACGGTAGAAATGATATTAATTGGTGACAACATGATTTCACCTTTGACATAATCAATTGTACCAACATTTTGTTTTACAATTACATACTCTGTCTCAGAGTTCAGTTTAAACATAAAGACTATACCAGTCTTCAAGTTTTGATTTGGACTATCTCCAAGATATAATGTATCAGAGATACCTGATACTTTAAAACCAGATGATTTAATATTAAAACCAATCTCTCCACCATATGTTCCATGACCATGATTCTTAATATGGAATCTGTTACCAAAACAAATTTCATACTCTGCAAATGCATTTAATACAACTTGCAGGTCTCTACGCATATTGACTGTTGTGATGTTTGAAGTAATAGAAGTATGACTATTGTCTAAAACATTCTGATACTTACTATACTTAAATTTTCCTCCAAACTGATTTAATTCAGATGAATCTGCATATTGATTTATGTTATTTCTACAAACACCAATTACAGTGGTTGAACTTGGTGCTTTATTCTCATTGTAATAAACATAAGAATTTGTCTCAACAAACAAATACTTTAAGTCTACTATTTCTGGCACAATGCCAGCAACTGAATACTTCTTAAGTTGTCTTTGAATATCTGTCTTTACAGTGCTTGAGAGGAAAACACCATTAATTGGTTTTACAGCAACTAATACTCTTCCAAACTTAGGAGGTGATAATTCTTCACCACCAAAAGCAGAAACTGATTCTGCTTCAGGATAGATCTTTGGAATCATTGCTTCATAATCAACTGTGGTAACAGCACGATTCTGAGAGGCATAAATCTGTGGTGCAAACTTCTTGATTGAATCTACACTTTCAATCTGTGCTCCACCATAACTTTGTTGATCAACAACCATGGTTGTAATATTGGTTGTTATTGATCCACCATTATTATTGACTAACTGTCCAGCATAGGATAATCTTGATAAATTGTTTCCATTCTCACCATTTGAAACAATATATCCAACCTGTATTATATTTGGTTCTTGAACTGGCAATCCAAAGATACCATCACCAAATAATATTTCATATCTTTCATTCTCTACTTCCTGCAAATAATATACAGGTGAATCTTTCTTCACATCAAACAATCCTTTTGATTGTGTGAACTTTCTTACAATACTAGAACTTTCAGAGTCTTTTACATTAACTCTAATTAAATTGGTATCAATACCACTGTTTGTAAGGATGTATTTTTGATTTGGTGTTCTAGCACTTACAGAGAAATCTTGCTGAATAAAAACACCTTCATATACTGTGATAGAATCAAAAATTGCCAGACCATTATCATCAACACCTACTGTGATATCTTCTGGTATTGAGAAGGTAAAGTTAGTACCAGCAAAGGTTGCAGAAGTTGTAGCAACAATACCTTTCTTTAGTGTTACAGAAACTGTTGTTGTGCCACTTACATCAACAGCAAATGAGACCAATGCTTTTGCTGCACGTCTTGGTCTTGGTGTATATCCAATGTTCTTTGCTAATGATACTACATTTTCTCTTAATGTAGCACTATCAATGAAGACCTCATTGGTCACCATATTAGCATTATATGAATTGATATATGTGTTATATGCTAATAGGTCAATGATGGTTGATAAGTTAGAACCTTCAAAATCATAATCAGTAAAGTTTGAATTCGCACGAAGGTAATCCCTTAAGGATGTTTTGATCTGATTAAAATCTAGATTACTGAAATTTACTAAAGGCATTTACCTAGTGAGCTCTAATGCGAATGTTATTTGTTGTCTGGATGCTTCAATACCAATAATTTCATAGTTAATTAAAACATCAAATGCATTATTAGGAATGTTTGCTTTTACAACAACATCCCTCAAGTCTACCCTAGGTTCATACTTAATAATTGTATTTTCAATTTGCTGCTGAATGGATGATGCAGTAATTTGATCTAATGTTTCAAATAATGATTCATATACCTCAGAACCTAAATCAGGTTGAAATGGTTTATCACCTGGTTTAGTTAATATTAAATTACGAATTGATCTTGATATTGCATTTTCATTTTTTAATGCAATAAGATCACTGTTCAAAGGATTTGTTTGAAACGTAGCACTTATATCTTTAAATGGTTTACTTACCCTTTGAACAGGCATAATCTAGACACTAGGATATGTCTTTATTTATAGGGGATATTTAGAATTTTAAAGGGGATCTAAGATATCATTAATTTCACTCTTCCTATCCTTAGAGGTTTTCCAGAAATATGCTTCCTGATCACCTAATCCATCCCTATCATAACCATTCTCTACTTGATAATATTCAGTAGATACCTTGAAGTCAGGTGTTTTGGGTTTTTCTGGTGTCAAACTGTTATCATAGATACGAGTTCTATTGTTAGGATACAGTGCATACTGCCCATTGACCAATTCAATTAGGTTATGGGACTTATGTTCTGCAGGGTTCTCTGAGGTGGCACAATCAACTGTATCAGGGTCCTGGTGATAGTTATCCAAGGTGCATACATATTTCCCCTCCATAGTGCCATGATCCCTGGTGTAGATCTCATATGACATGGACCCAATGAAATGTTTAGTAACAGCAACCACACCATAATCCATACAATTCCAGAATTGTAGATTCTGTAAATTCATATCAGGATCAGGTGTCTTGGGTTCTGCCAAGAAAGCACTGATGGGTAGTTTATCATACATTGCCCCATATTCAGGAAGATAGGTTTCAAAATAAAATGCACGCCCTGGAATGGACTTAGCACTAACCCATACACCTTTTTCAAATTCACCCCAACCAGATGTATGATCTGTAAGGTATTCTTTCCTCACCCATACCTCTACAGAGGGGAGGTTTGTAATTAGACACGACATAGAGAACCGAGATTTTTCGCTAATTTAATTATAACATAAAAAAAGAGGGCATTGCTGCCCTCCTTGTCTATTAACGTCCTTGACCTCTGTAACGCTTCTTTGCTTTATTACTGCTAGTTGCAGCATACTTTGTATGATTCCCTTGTCCCTGTCTTGTCTTCTTGGGTTGTGATTCAATAAACACTGAACCAAGCAATGACTTCTTTACTTTTGCCATAATTTACCTAATTATAATTTTGTGGGAGTGCATGAGCACTGACAATTGTAGCGGAAGGCATTGATGCCTCAAAGATTCTCATTGCCTCTGCTTGATGTGATGCATCTACTTTCTTGTAGTGAAACTTTCTACCTGTAGATTTTAATCTATAGGTAACCATGTATGGATATTGAGTAGTCATATCAAATCACTCTAGTCTTCTCATGACCAACACGAATACGTGGATCACACCAAATCTCATATCCTGCTTCAATAGCATCTAAACAGAATGAGACATCTTCTCCACACATATCTTGTACTGCACCAGACTCAAAGACTTGCATCTTAGGTGCAAACCATGGATATGGCATCTTCTTCTTACCTTCTTCATCAAAGTCTTCAAAGACACCTTTCTTAATCAACACCCATCCAAATCCTGTGTAATCTACAGTAAATGGTTTCTTACGATTCTGAATGCTATCAACCATCTCATGGTTCATGACACCACCATTATTACGGAAGTCATTTTCATCCAACCAGTGTGCTACAGATGTGGTCTTACCATCTTCAGTTGAATACCAACCAGCAACGATCTCCCTCTCTTTGCCTTCTGAATCAATTGCCATATCACACAGTTGCCAGAATTTCTCAGTGCTAAACACAATGTCACTATCAATCCACAACTGATAGTCATAATGTAGTTTACCATCCCACGGCACCTGGTTTGGTCCACGCAATACATTAGCACCCAAACACTTACAACGTGCAAAGTTAACCATAGAAGAGTAATCCTGACTGATCTGGATACTCATTCCATTCTGTACCATATCAAAGCACAGTTGTACAAAGTTCTTCAGAAATGTATATGATACTCCACGTCCAGGTAGACAAAATACAATAGTCTTTCCTTTCATTCTTGCCTTAATGGCATCATAGTCCCACTCAGGTCCTTTCTTCTTTGGAGGAGATGATGCTTTTACAGTAAATCCTTTTGCCATGCTTGATAATTCACTACAGTTTCAGTTTAGCAGTTTATATAGTTACTGTCAATAACTACACTCTTCTTCAGTTGCTAGGGTTTCCACTACCTCATAAGATAGGTCATCCTCCTCATAATCAGTCTTCATTAACCCTACCATTGCACGCATCTCATTATATCTTGTCTCAAAGTCACTCTTTGTTAGATTGTTATATACACATTTATCCTTCAAGTATATGTGGTAAAAATTTTCTGGGGAAATTTTTTTCATAAAATGGTTTCTGTTACGGAATTATATATGGAGATACAAAAAAAGAGGCATATAAACCTCATAGGAATATACTTTTGTAGGTTATCCTAGACCGGTCTTTTTCGTAGGGGGGGGGTTATTTTTATCCTTAGATCCCACTACGCCCTAGGGCGGGCATAACATTACCCCCCCAATCACTGTCAAATTCACAACACTGTGATTCACAAGATGTCAGAGTTCACTGAGCATCTCATTCAATTCTACAGTGTTGAGACTATCATCATTCCACTTAACATTGTCAGGGGTTGTAGGAGAGAATTCCATCAACATGTGGGACAGTGACTTGTAACCATGCTCTGCCCATTGCTGAGCAAGATGATACAAACCCTCATCATTCTGCAACCAGAGTGCAACATTCCAGGTCTCATAATTGGTCCAACCATTGTATGTCTGGTCCATCAGATTTGTCTGGAAAGATGTGGTCATTTGTGTCTGAGTCATGGTTACACTGTAGGTCCACTTTAGAGGTAACTAACAATGTTTTTTATATGTGCCCCACATAAACAACATATATGGGGCACATGAGTTAGTATCAATAAAGTGCCACAATAGCATCCAAGAGTAACAGCAACTCAGTGCCATTCTCAGCATAGTCCAGAGCATCAAAGCACTGTGTGATTGACATAATAAAAGTGTGATTTAGTGGGTGTAATACTGGGTCTTACGTTGTGAATCAGTCTCCCAATCCTGTACTGCCCAGAGTGTTAATTAGTGGTGGGTCTTATGTGTGTCTTTCACCCTTATAATATACAGCAGATTACTGATACTGTCAAGGGACTATGTGCAGTTCTCAAAGTGTCTGTGGGGGGTTGACATAATGGGAGATTGCTGATAGACTGCACGCTTAGATAACAAAACCTAAGTATATTTAATCACACCTTTATTCTATGTGCCCCACATACAACTATGTGCCCCAGATGTGTGCCCCACACTGACATCTTATGTGCCCCACATAGTCAAACTATGCTACTCAAACTCTCCTCCAATCTTCCTTGCATTTGTTCTAGAAAGATGGTTCCTTTTACCTCTGCAATCCTCTCATATTCATCCAGTATTAGGTTGATATGGTGATAACATGATTCAGGGATTCTGGTCTTCACAGTTTTACCTAAATTAGGAAACTTAGAGGAGAAAGGCATTACTATGTGACCCACACATGTGCTCCACATAGTATAACTTATTTGCCCCACATAGTCAACAAGGTATTAGATAGTGGTTCCTGCATAGTTTATATTTTTAGCGCTAACCTCTCTCAGAAGGTTATTATATTCCTCTCCATTATCATTGAAGTAATCTGATATTTCAAACAGCATATCTTTCTCATCATATTGTTCATAACTGCTGTATAATTGATCATATACAATCTCCATCAATGTGTCAATATCCATGGAGTCAACAACATCTTGGCAGAATCTTTTTTTGATTTGAATGAGTTTTTCTTTAGATTGATTGTTGGTCATTTGATTACATTAGAAGGAGGATTAAGAAGTGCCTCAAGGGCAGCATTTCTTTCTTGAATGTTAGAAACTGTTTTGGAGTTCATAACAGTGATGAAGATGTTTGCACCAATGATTGTTGTTAGTGCCAGAAGAAAGATTCTCATGCAAACACATAACCAGAGGTGAAGTCTTCAGTCTTGAAGATACTCTCTCCATTGATTTTACCAACAAACTTTCTTACATACCACAGGAAATCTTTTTGGAAAACTCCCTCACCAGTGATGCAAAATTCAGAACAAAGTGCATTGAGTCTGGATTTTGTGGTGTTAGATTGCCATCCACCATCAAAGATTGTCATGTCATGATCAGTAACCTCAGCAATCTTGTTACCATGAAGGAAGACTGAAGAAACTACACATTTGTCACCATCATTAAAGAAATTAACAACCTTTGTGTTACCAGATTTCCAATCAGTTTCAGACTTGATTGCATTGATCATTTGTTGTTCAATCTTACGCATGATGTAGAGAAAAGAGAAAAGAATTAAGATGGGTCAGAGAAACAACCAACTGAGAGAAGTCTACTGGAGAGAAGCAATCAGTGGGAGAAGTCTGCACCCTTACACTATAGGTCCACTTTAGAGGTAACTAACTTTAATTCACTGCAAAAAACATGTGGTCAGCATCAAGAACCTGATGACCTTCTCCAGACCATGCTATACTAAACCCCTTGTATTCATCATCCTCTGTGCATACTGTAGCAGTCTGATCTAGATAACGCTCAGGCAACTCATTTAAGATTGCTTTCAGTTCTCTGTAGGTAGCACGATTCCAATCACTCTTTGGTAGATACATTTTAGGTCAGAGGTGTGATGTCATAAGATGTAAAGTTAGGATATTGTTTTTCTACCCATTTTGATAACTTATTGTTCTGTGACTTAATACCTTTCTGCGTCTTTGGTTTGGTTGGCATATCTTTTAGAAAAGATAAATGCCCCTCATCAGTAACAACTCTGATCTGATATGTTGCAGTGGTTGTTTGCATCACATTCCATTCATAAAGTCATGAATTGCAGAGAAATACTCCTCTTCAGTGTTGTATGTTCTACCATACATTGTCAGAGGAAACTCTTTCTTCTGAAACATTGTTGATGCTACATTAACATCAGTTTCATCATATCCCATTTCAATGAGATTCTGAACATAGGGATTTTTGTGTGTCATAATGATTCAAGGATAAAAGATCTTGCCTGGTAAGCAGTGAATTGATTGGAGAATGTTGCAATCTTTTGCATATCTTTCCTCCAATACAATGCCCACTTATGTGTACCCATCACACCCTTGATTAGGATGGGATTGTCAATGCCAAGTGGATAAGGTTTCATGTTTGATGTGCTTACACTATAGGACCACTTTAGAGGTAACTAACAATATCATGCCAAAACATGACGATAATCAACAGATTTGACACACCAACCTGATGCACATGTGATTTCTTCAATGAGATCATCCTCATCACATGCTTCCCAAATTGTTGTCATCGTTTGATTGATTACACCTTGTTTCTCTTCTTCAGGATAAGGTCCAAATTCATCATCAAAATCAAACTCGATTGCGGTAACTTGGAATTGCATTGGTTTGTAGATAGAAAGTTTTCGGAGTTGACGATTGGTGTCAGAGAACATAATCAGAGATAAAGAAAAGAACCATAAGCATCACAAATGTGAGGATTATCTGCTAATTGATTGATCCAAAACCTAATGTGTTTTGCAGGTGCTTTGTATGATGCTGGTTTGTAACATTCTCCAGACTTCTTGTCAATGAACATCCAGCAAGAACGTCCATTCAATCTTTCACCATCAACAAGATAAGACCACACCTTGATATATTTTCTACCAACTTCATACTCAAGTTGAGTATAAACAGAGCGACAATTCTCAAGTGCTTTAACTTTCCACTCATTGTTGAGCACTTCAATGAGTGCTTCAGTCAGAAAGATTGCCTTGTCAAGTTCATTATTCAGTTTTTCTTTGGGAGAAAGATGTGCAGTTTGCATACAAAAAGTGTTAAATGGTTGAATAGTTTGGTCAATAATGTTCATGCTACTGCCTCATCATAAACTTTCTCAATCATTGCCCATTCTGGGATAGTTGGTTGAATCTGAGACATAACATAGTCTACAGTCATCTCCCAATCAGCATCCATTTCAACAATGAATGTGGGAAGAGTGTCCAGGATGTTTCTGATAGTGTTGTTCATACCATTGGTCCACTTTAGAGGTAACTAACATTATTTGTTAGCAAATTTGCCTGAGTTGAAGTTAGCATAGGCAAACATTGGGCGATCAACTAGTTTGAATGTACCACACTCATTCTTAATAACAAACCCCTCACCATTTACCTGAATTTCATCAAAAATGAAGGACAATGGTGCATCATTGATGATTAAACTGCTCATTACTTCTTCCTTCATTTCAATCACCATCTGATACAGATTTGTGAGGTAGACACAACCAAGCACATCAAGTAATACAGCATCAGTCAACTCTACCCCCTCACGAATCAGTCCATTGATGTTCCTGACTGCCACAGATGCCTCTGAGGGAGTCATAAACTGTACCTTGCCTGTGTCAATATCAGTGATGTCAAATTCAGTTGGTGGGATACGATCAACAGAGGGTTGCACCCACTTGATGATAGCAGTATCATCAAAGATTTCAGTCAGTGGTTCACACTCTGCATCACAAAATGCACCAGTAACTGTTACTTTGGTGTGAGGTGCAATGATAAGTTTCTGCATAGGTTTCTCAGCAAAAACATATGTTAGAGTGTTTTGTTGCACCACATGAGTGCGACCAAACCCCAACCAATCACCCCAGTAAATGTTCTCAGTTCTGGGCAGATACTTCAGGCAATGTGATAAGATCTCAAACACTTCCATTTGATGACCAAAGTGCTTGTAAAGATCATCATGATTGTAACATTTGCGATCTTTCTTCTTGTTAAATGCTGCTTTGGTGCAAACAAAAAACTTACCATTGTCAGGATTGGTGCCCCAAACTAAGGACATTCCATCCATCTTCATGGAGATTTGTGAGTCTTTGCAGTAAAGTGCTTCAATGGCAGACAGATCACCAGTCAAAATGCAATCTTCAGGGTGATTGATGTGCGTCTGAGTCATTTTGTTCTGTGTCATACTATAGGTCCAGTTTAGTGGTAACTAACTCTATTTCCTGCTCTTTTGATGCTTCTCAATATATTTCATGGCAGATTGTGTGGTCCTACATTGTTTGAGGATCTGACACTTATGCATCACTGCTAACATCTTACCACATGGAATTGCAGCATAAAAGTTCTCATAATCATTCCAATCACCAACAGTGAAGGACATTGGTCCAGGGTTAGGGTGAAGAATGTGTGAGTTGGTTGGTTGCATTTTAACACTCATATTACCTCTTCACAACACTATCAAGCATCTCACCTTGCTCAAACACAATGTCAACAACCCTCTGCAAACTACGCTGAGTGGATACACCAACATTGGAATAAACAGGCACACAAAGCATACCATAGGTCTTAGACTTTTGTCCAATCCTGATAACCCTGCCAATGGTTTGTGTCATCTCAATGGCATCCATGTTGCGCATGAAGACAACACCTTCAAGTTCAGAAACATTGATACCTTCAGACAGAATGGATCGATGCAGAACAACAAACTCTTTCTCAGGATCTTTGCCCCACTTGTTCAAAGTTTCAAAGAATTTCTCCCTTGAAACTTTCTTGCCATTGATAACTGCACCAGTTTTTGATGTAATATACAAATAATTGTAGTACCTTTGATCCAACTCATATGCAAAATCTGTTTGCATAAGTTGTGTCAGTTGTTTTGTTGACTTAACACAAACAAGGATCTTTTTGAGACCCATGTCATCAATAGCAGAGAGAATGTTCTCTGAGTCAATGTTAGGAGTGATAGACTTTGTAGGATGTTTGTCCATCTCAATCACCTTAACTTTAGGTGGCAAGATATACCCACCATCCACAAGTTCAGGTGCAGAAACCCTGGCAATCACCTCACCATAAGTCTCAACCCAGTTCATGCCTGGTTTATGTGCAACAGCAGAACATTTGCGTGTAGCAGTGAAGAAGAAAGCACGATCTGCTTTCTTAGAGAGTGCCTCAGTGGGACCATAAAAGTGACGCTGAACACTGTTATGTGCCTCATCAAAGTACACTGTATCCACATCAATACCACTCTCTACAATGCGATGCAGGGAGTGATATGTGGTGAAGATGATAACATGCTCACGCACTGTGTGACACATAGACACAAACAGATTGATACGATCTGCCTGTGTAGTCTTGAAATGCTTAGTATCACCACTGTGAACATGC